GCACAGGCCCAAGGGCAGACGGCGCCCCCAGCAGCGCCCACAGCCCCGGCAGAGGCCAAGCCAGCGGCTGACAGCCCAAGGGACAGCTACGACACCATCGCCAAGGCGCTCGGGCTGGATCAGGGCGCGCCGCCGGCCGATGGCGCGGCACCGGCAGCCGAGGCCGCAGCAGGCGCCGGCGGCATCGAGATCGACGGCCAGCGCCTCACGGTGCAGCAGATCAAGGCTGCGCTCAGCCAGGCGCAGGACTACACCAAGAAAACCCAGGAACTTGCCGCCCAGCGCCAGCAGCTCCAGGCCCAGGCCGAGGCACTCGCCCAGGTGCTGCCGCACATCCAGCCGGAATTGCAGAAACTCGGCCAGCAGCTCCAAGGCGTGACACCGCCAGACCCAGCGCTGATTGACACCGATCCACAAGGCTACCTGCGTCAATTCGCCGCCTACCAGCAGGCCGCCGCCGAGCAGCAGAGACTAGGGCAGCTGAGCCAGCTGCAGCAGGAAGCCTACCAGCGCGCCATGGCGCAGCAGGTCGAGGCCGGCAACAAGGTCTTGGCAGAGAAGTATGAGTTCTGGCGCGATGACGCCGCCCGCGCCGCGGTGCAACGCGATATCGCCGCCTGGGCACTCAACAAGGGCGGCTACAACCGCCAGGAACTGCAGGGGTTGAGCGACCCCAGGCATGTCGAGAACATGATGAAAGCCATGATGTTCGATCGCATGGTGGAAGGCGCCAAGACCAGCGCGCCACAGGGCCGTGTCGGGGCACCGGTGCGTGGTGCGGCGCCACCACCGGCACCTGCTGCGGCCGTCGCTGACGCTGAGGCCGCGTTCGCCGCCGCACCCAACGCACGCAACGCCGCAGTGCTGCTCAACGCACAACGCCGCGCGGCGGCCAATGGCAGCGGCGGTAGGTATTGAGCAGAGGAGGCGAGCCAGCCTCACGACTGGCCCACTCCGGCTACTTCAGGTAAATGAGCTTGACGCGGATGCGCCAGATCACCACGATCTGTAGCCGGAGCAGTCGATGGGTCAGAACCATCGGTCTCCTCCTCTCGAAGCGCCGGTCAGACCACCTGGCCGGCGTTTCTCTTTTGGCACGCTTGACGACACTGTTACAGCGCCGTTAACCTGATTTCGTCGGTCGGGGGCAGTGGCTTCGCCACCAAGCAACGATCGGGCCGTGCAGTCGCCAGGATGACCAAGTCGGCCGCCGGCACGCATCGGAGTCGCAAGACCAACCGATAAACGCCCGAGCCGCCGTCAGTCACTCCATTGCGAACCAATCCAATCGGTTCAACCGGCATGCCGCCCCGCGCGCATGCCATGCAATGGAGACTGACATGGCCGTCCCGGCAATGGGCGCCGCGCCGTCGAACACATATATCGAAACGGCCGCCGTCGGCGTCCGCGAAGACCTCGCCGACATCATCTATCGCATCGATCCAGACGAGACGCCGCTGGTCAGCGCATGCGCGCGCGTCGGTTCCAAGCAGGTGCTCACCGAATGGATCGTCCAGGCGCTGAACCCGGCGGCCGATAACAGCCAGCCCGAAGGCTTCACCGCCGTCATGCAGGCCGTCATCAAGCCGGTGCGCCTCAACAATGTCTGCCAGATCCTCGCTCGCACCGTCGGCGTCTCGAACACCCTGCGCGTGGTCGACGTCGTTGGTGGCGAAGATGAATACAACCGCAACATGATCCTGCGCGGCATGGAGGTGAAGCGCGACCTCGAACTGGCATTCACCTCGCCACTGGTGCGCACCATCACCGATCCGCGGCATATGTCGGGATTGCCCTGCTACACCGCCAATGGCGTGCGCGGCGCCGGCGCAGGCGTGATGCCGGTCGGGGATGGCTCCAACGCCGGCACCGCAGGTACCGCGTTCGATCTCACCCTCGCGGCAGTCAACACCGCCGTGCAGCAGTGCTGGCAGGCCGGCGGCAATCCGAAGCTCGCCATCATGAGCGGCAACATCAAAAACTACTTCTCGACGCTCAGCCAGGGCGGCACCAACAACGCCATCGTCGCCCAGAATATCGTCTATGCATCGCCCACCGGTGAGATGACCATCCAGGGCGCGGTCGACGTCTACCGGACGAACTTCGGCACGCTGCAGCTCGCACCCGATCGCTTCTGCCCCGCGCATCAGATGCTCCTCGTCGATACCGACTACGTCGAGGCAGCGCCACTACCAGAACGCGACATGATTCAACTCGACTTCGCCCAGACCGGCGACAACAGCCAGGGAGGGGTCATCTTCGAGGGATGTATCCGGCCTACAGCGCCGCTTGCCCATGCCACGATTTTTGATCTGAACCAGTGACGAATACTTAACCAGTAGCATGACCACGCTCTACGATGCCTGGAACCCGGTCACGCGGCGATCCACCGAGATCGTCACCGACAGCGAGACTGGGCTTCCGGTCATCATCCAAGTCCAAGACCTCAAGCCGATCATTGAGGCCAACAAGCGCCAGGCCAATGCGTTCGACAAGCACGCCAAGCGCCCGGACGACATTACCCATGTCGCGCGTATTCCGATGGTGGTGTGGCAACGGCTGATGCGTCTCGGCATCGCCAAAGACCCCAAGGCACTGAACGCTTGGCTCGATGAACGCGACAACCGCGTGTTCAGAACAGACGACGCAAGGAGGTTATGACCATGGCACTTCCGACCGCACCGCATCCCGCAGCAACGCCACCGATGAAGCCCACACCAGGCGTCGGCGCAACGCCTGCTGCCGCGCACCAACCGAACCATGCGCATCCCACCGCCGGCAGCATGCAGCCGATGGCCGGGCAGGTGGCCCAGACACCGGACACCAAAGGTGCCGAGCCAACGCTGCCCGAGGGCATCGATAAGGTGACGCTGCATCGGCTGTATCCCGACGCCGACAGCACTGCCGATCTGACAGCCAAGGCGATGGAACAGGGCAAGAAGACCCACGAGGAGGGCGCCAAGCTCGTGGCGTCTCAGCAGGTGCCGGTCGAGGTGCCGGAACAATGAGCGGCACAACCGAGCCGGTGCTGGTCGATGACATCCAAAAGGCGCTGCTGATCCGTCTATATCCCGATGCTGACGGCCTTGCCGACGCGGCCAGCAAGGCAACGGCGCAGGGCACGCAGACCGCCGCCGATGGCGCGAAGCTGGAGGCCAGCCAGTGGGAGCCGGTGCCGGGTGCGCCCGTCAAGCCGTCCGACGCGCCAGCAACCGCACCGCCAGTCAACGTCGATGTGCCATACGTCCAGCAGGTCGGCGATCACATGACCTGCACCATGGGCAATTGGCAGGGCGAGCCGACGTCGTATGCCTATCAGTGGAAGCGCGACGGCACCAATATCGGCACTGGCGCGGCGCAATACACGGTCACCGGCGCCGATGTCGGGAAGACGTTCACCTGCGTTGTGACAGCGACGAATGCGCTGGGAAGCACGGCAGCACCCCCATCCAACGGCGTCGTGGCAGCTGCTCCCTGATGGCATCGCTCGCGCAGCTCCAGGCCGACGTGGCGTCCTACCTCAACCGGCAGGACGTGCTGACCAACGGCGTGATGCCGGGCTGGATACTCGCGGTCGAAACCGAACTTGCCGAGACGCTGCGCTCGCGCCCGCAGGTCGTGGTCGTCACCCAGCCGATCGACAACGCCTACATCTCGTTGCCGCCGGATTTCGCGACTATGGAAAGCATTCGCGATGCCACCAGCGGCGAATTGCTCGTGCTCAAGGATGAGTGGAGCGGGCACTGGTCATCGCAGTACCAACCGACCGGGTGGCAGCCGTACGACTCCACCACGGCGTTGAGCGGGCCATCGGTATCCTATCGGCTGGTTCATGACTGCATCGAGTTCCTGCCACATCCCACGATCCCCGATCCCCCTGACCCTACCTGGGTGCCGCAGTCGGTGATGATGGGCTACTACGCCAAGCCGGTGCCGCTGCTGCTGCCGACCGATACCAACGCCATCCTGGAGAACTTCTACAGCATCTACCTCTATGGGGTCGTCAAGCAGGGTGCGATCTGGGCACTGGATGACGCCCGCGCGCAGCAGGTCGATGCGCTGTGGCAGCAGGCGGTGACGCGGGCGAACACCTGGAAGCAACAAAGTGATTACAGTGGCGCACCGTTACGCGCAGAAATGGCGTGTGTTTTCTGATGTCCGGTAGTGGCACCCTCGGACTAGAGCAGGCGGTGCTGGGGCACACACTGGCGTTCGCGCCAATGGTGGCACCGGTGCAGGTGTACGTGGCGCTGGACCTGGCACCGCCTGCAGTGCCGCCCTCGGAAGCAGCGCCCGGCACCGAAGCCGTAGGCGTCGGCTATGCCCGCATGCCGGCCACCTTCGCGCTGATCGCGACGCCCGCCAACATCGCCGCTAACACCGCGACGATCGAGTTTCCGGCGGCTGGCAGCGCTTGGGGCACCATCGGCTATTTCGAGCTGTGGGATGCGCCGATCGGCGGCAACCGGCTGTACTGGGGTCCGTTGATCGATCCCGCAACCGAGTTGCCCACCACGATCACCGTCGGCAGCGGCGACATCGTGCGGTTCTCGCCAGGTGCGTTGGCCGTGCAGGCGGCGACAGGGAGTGGTGGCACATCATCGGTGGGCGCCTATCTGCCGCTTGCGGGTGGCACGCTGACCGGGCCGCTGTTGCTCGCTGCCGATCCCACGACCTACCTACAGGCCGCTACCAAGCAATACGTGGACGCGCACAGCGGAACCGGAGGAGGGCCTGGGTTCCTGCCGCTATCCGGCGGCACCATGCTGGGGCAACTCACGCTGGCCGGCAATGCGACCAATCCATTGCACGCGGTGCCATTGCAGCAGGTTCCGCCTGGTGTTGTCGTGCCTCCTGGCGGTTCCATCCAGGCGGCACATGACGCATTGCCCGCGACCGGCGGCACGATACTCCTGGCGGCGAACACGACCTATGTCCTGACCGCGATGCTCAACATCACCAAGCCAAACGTCGTCATCCAGGCGCCGTCGTGGAACACCGTCATTCAGCGAGGCGCCGCCTTTACTAGCGGTCATCTCATATCCGGCGCCACCACGGCTACCGGGTTCGTCCTGCGTGGCGTTACGGTTGACGGCAACAGCGTGGTGGTCAGCGGTGGGTTCGATGGCAACACCAATGGCGCCGACAGCCTGATCCAACAGTGCCAGTTCATCAATAACGGCGGCAACGGCTGCATCGGCCTCGCTGGCGTCGGCAGCCGCGCAGACAGCAATCGGATCATTGGACTAAGTTCACCGACTGTCGGTGGTTATGGGATTTGGGCAATCGATCATCAGAAAGTCTCGATCACGAATAATCATATAACTGGCACCACGATTGATGCCATCGGGTTCGACGGGCAGGGTTCGCAGGTCATCGGCAACTATGTCGCAAACTGCCAGTGCAGCGCCAGCCCAGGCGGTCAGATCGTGCAGTACTCGCCAGGGCTGTATCCTGGGGCGCTGATCGAAGGCAACATGATCGATCAGGGTGGTGGGATCAATTCGTCGGGGATCGAACTGAACGGGTTCAGCGTCTCGGTCATCGGCAACACGATCATCAACCAATACAACTGCGGCATCGCTATCGACAGCGGCACCGGCGCCAGCATTCTGATCTCGGGTAATACCATCCTGAACAACTCTCAGCATCCGGGGCAGGTGGGCGGCATCGCAGTATTCGCCCCACTGAACAGCCTTACGATTGTCGGCAACCGGATTGGCGACACCCAGGCGACCCCCACTCAGGCATGGGGTATTTGGATCAACGGGACTGCGACGAACGTGCTGATCGCGGATAACGATCTCACCGGCAACGTCACAGGCGCGATCTACGGGGGTGCCACGGGATATGTGATGATGCACAATCTTGGCGCCCCAGACAGTCCCGGCGTGCCGGCAGTGAACGCGGCCAACGACGCGGCGGCTTCGGGTGCGGGAGTGCCGGTAGGGGGCACTTACCGCAATGGCAGTGCGATCATGGTGCGCGTGGCGTGAACCGTCGCGGCCTTCTGGCGTACGCCTCGGCCGCCACGTTTGCCGGCCCTCTCGCACGCGCGCAGCCGCTGCCGGTCATCAGCGATACGGTGCCTCCGCGCATAGGTCCGGGGCCGCTATCGTCGGCCGGAGCGGCGTCACTCAACCTCGATTTTATGTCCACGCCTGGCACGCTCGATCCACGCATAACCTTCACTCGTGGCAGCACCGCGACCTATTTCAACAATACCGGCACGATGCAGACAGCGGCGACGAACGTCCCGCGGTGGGACTATAACCCGAGCACGTTGGCGCTGATGGGGATGCTGATCGAGGAGGGGCGGACCAATATCTGCCTACAGAGTGGCGCCCTGGCAACATGGTCCACATACAACAATGTTGTTGTCGCGCCCGTTGTCACGGCAGCCCAGACAATAGCACCGGATGGGACGTTGACAGGCACGAGATTGGATTATCCCGCTGTATCAGGGACGAATGCCGCGAGTGTTCTACAGCAAGTTTTAACATTTTCAGCGGCTAGTTATTCTTTTAGTGTGTATCTGCGAGGCAGCGCTGGGGGAGAGCATGTTTATCTTGGCCTCAACGTAAACGGATTTATTAGCAGCTCGCGTATTACGCTGACAACACAGTGGCAACGGTTCGTGGTTACGGCAACGGCTGTTGCCGGAGCCGCTGGGCTTTCGATAGGTACAGACCTGCGCGACAGCAATCAGGCCGCCACATCGGCGCAAACCATCTACGCATGGGGTGGACAGGTCGAGCAGGGCGCCTTCGCCACATCCTACATCCCGACGACTGCCGCTGCGGTAACGCGGGCAGTGGAAGTTATGTCGTTGACTGATGCTGCCCTGTTTCTTGGCGCAAACGGCAAGACGATACAGGTCGAGGGTCTGGCGGTTCAGAACATGCCGGCAGGCCAGGACGGATACTGGGTAGACCTGCATGACTCTGGCAGCACTAATGTATTGCAACTGATAACGCCACCAAGCAGTTCGGGAATCAGGACCGTGGTGTATCAGTCGCCCACGACATACGTAAACGGTGCTGATGTGGCTCTTACGCGCCCCACGGTGTTCAAGGCGGCGCTTGCTAACAGCACGGTGTGGAACAGCGCTATAAATGGCTCGCTGGCACCTGGCAGCGGTGGTGCAAGCGCCATTGGAACTGGCGCATATACCGTCTTGCATATGGGCAGCGGGTCGACTGCGGTCGGTGGATATATCCGCCGGGTGCGGTTCTGGCAGCGGGCGCTATCCAGCTTTGAATTGCAGTCGGTGACCGGATGAATAGGAAATGGCAGCGATGAACAAATGGCTGATCGCGGCGCTTGCGAGCATCGCAATGTGCGGCAGTGCGCTCGCCGTGGTGGTGACCTCGCTCGATGTGGCCACAGTGACAACCGGCGGCACTGCGGTAACCGCGCTCACAGCAGGACATCGCAGCAGCGGCGGCTGGATACAGAACCCGTCCACGGCGACCACCAACTTGTGCGTGAACGAGCGCGGCGCTGCGACCACGACCGCAGGTGGCGATGTCGTATGCTTGGCGCCAGGACAGACACTGGTGCTCGGCGCCTCGCCTAACGCCGTCAGCGTCGTGTCGTCCGATAGCGCACATCCGTTCAGCGGCTACGGCTGGCAGTAGAATGAGCGGCACCGGCGTTACACACGACGTAGGCGGCACGGCCCTCGTGGCGTTCAGCATCGATGGCGAGCTCATTCGCACGTGGCAGCAGCCCACGCAGATGTGCCAACCCGGCACCTGGACGCTGACGTCGCTGCCGTCCGGGCCACCGAACGACCAACTGGAACTGGTAACCGCATAGGAGGCTTCATTGCCGACCAACGCAGGAGAACACTCGCTGACACCCGGAGGCAATCCGCAATGGGTGCCATGCAATGGCCAGCCGCTCTACATCCTGGACCCCAAGCAGCAGACACGCACCGCAATCCCTGGAACCCCGTCCAGAGGCGACAGGCGGGATTATCGGCGCAGGAACGGCTGGCAGGGGCGCAGGCGTGGCCTCGGCCCTCTTGGTTGGATCGTCATGATGCCGTTTGATCCATCTGCCACTTGGTCAGTGACGACCGCCGACGACAACACCGAATCGACCTTGACCAATCCGCCGACGGTCGCGAAGCCTCCACCGGGTGTCAAATGAGCGACGCGCCGATCACCCCCGAGCAGCCGCTGAGCGTTACGCTGAATATCGCGCAGTGGCGTGTGGTGCTGGAGGTGCTGAGCACCGGCCCGTTCCGCACCGTCGCCCCGCTCATCGGCGAGATCGAGCGCACCTGCAACATGCAGATCGCTAGGCTGCAGCCGCCGCCGATGATGCGCGGCAACGGCGAACTCGCCGAGGATCGCCCCGATGGCTGACACCTACACGCCGAATTTTTCGTGGACGCTGCCGGAAATTGGCGCGAGCCGGGACAGTTGGGGCAGCAAACTCAACGCCAACCTGACGAGCATCGACCAGTTCGTGGCGTTCGCCTGCCCGATCGGCATTATTGCCGACTTTGCCGGCCCCACCGCACCGTCTGGGTGGCTGATGTGTGACGGCCGGCTGGTTTCCCGCACCACCTACAGCGCGCTGTTCGCGGCGATCGGCACCTACTGGGGCGCCGGCGATGGCAGTACGACGTTTGCGCTGCCCAACGTGAACGGACGTGCCGCGATCGGCCCAGGCACGGTCATCGACCAGAACAGCAACTCGTATGCGTTCAGCTTCGCAACCACGCAGGGTTTCCTCTCCAATCCGATACTGCAAGCCAATCTGCCGAACTACAATCTGGTCACCGACGCGCAGGGGAACCACAATCATGGCGGCTACGCTGTCGGCGCCAACCACGATCACACCACCGACAACCAGGGCAATCACAGCCATGGTGGCGCCACCGCCACCGAAAGCAACACCCACACGCATAGCGGCGTCTCAGACATCGTGGGTGCGCACCTACACAATGTCCCCGCATGGGGCGCGGTAGGCGGCGGCGCACAAGTTGCCCCTGGCGTTGTTGCGACCGGCAATAGCGTGCAGACCGACACCCAAGGATTGCATCAGCACAATATCTCAACTGGGACTGAAAGTGCTCTCCATACCCACAGCATTTCTGTGGATGGTCTGCACGCGCACACCACGACCTACAGCGGCAATCTTTATTCCACGATCGCAGTGGATGGCTACCATTATCACAACGTGGCACTTGGCGGCGGTGGCCAGTGGTTGTGGATGCAGAACCCGATCGTCGTGGTGACCAAGATCATCTACGCCGGCAGCCAGGCATCGACGGCTACGGCTACGGCGACAGCGGCAACCTCCGCCACATCTCCCGCAGCCACTGAACTGGACGAACTGCGCGGTGAGATCGCCGAGTTGCGCGCGTTGCTGCTGGCGCCCCATGCTGTGCCGCGACGGCGGACCCTCTCCTCGCCGCTCAGGGGCGTTCACTGATGCCGCGTATGCCGCAGGCGCCACCGCCAGGCATCGCCCGCAACGCGACGCCGGAGGCGACGTCTGGCCGCTGGTGGGACGGCAATAACATCCGCTGGCGCGGCGGCGTGCTGCAGCCGGTCGGCGGCAATGTCGTCATCCCAGGCACCCAGGTCGACGGGCCGCCTCGCGACGTGCTGACCTGGCACGACAACAACTATGTCCGCTGGGCGGCAATCGGCACCGATCACAAGCTGTTCGTCTATCGCTTCGATACCCAGGTGCTGACCGAGATCACGCCCACCGGCATCGGACCACTAGGACCGCCGGGCACGCTGCTTGGCTACGGCCTCGGCGATTATGGCGCCGACACCTATGGCACCGCCCGCGATCCCACCGATATCAGCCCGGCCGATATCTCCGCGAGCCTCGGTGACAAATGGTCGATGGATACCTGGGGGCAGGATCTGCTGTTCGTTCCCACGCAGGACGGCCATCTCTATCACTGGTCGCCGAGCACGCCAACGACAGCGCCTGACCTCATCGCCAATGCGCCGATCCAGAATCGCGGCGTGATCGTCACCGATCAGCGTCAGGCCGTGCTGCTGGGCGCCGGCGGCGATCCGCGCATGATCGCCTGGTCTGACCAGGAGGACTACACCGTCTGGGCAGCGGACGTGACCAATCTCGCCGGGGAAAAGCGTCTCGTCACCCAGGCATTCGTGTTGACCGCGGTCAAGGTGATCAGCGGCATCCTGATCTTCACGACCAACGACGTCCACATGATGACCTATGTCGGGCCGCCGTATGCCTATGGCATCGTGCAGGCCGCCGCTGGCTGCGCGCCGATCTCGCTACGTGCGCCAGCCGCCATCGGCACGTTCGTCGCGTGGCCCGGCATTCAGACGTTCTGGGTCTATAA